AAAAACAGCGTGGATCAGAAGTCCCCAAGTTTCTTGGGTGGCTTCTTGAGTTGATATTTGACACGAATGGACTCGAACATCGGGACTGGCTCCTTACGGATAACCAGCGCGACATAAGAGTTCAGGCCCTTAGTCACTTCAGGCAGTTAGTATACCTAGTATACAAACTAAAGATACCTCATGAAGACGCGACAACCCAAAAGGTTATTAACGAATTCAGAGAAACGGACGAATCACTACTTGGGTGCGATTGCACTGGTAGTGTTGATAGGACTCTCCAGTATGCCCGACGATTTACGTCGAGCGTATTTGGTTTGTTTGATGAGCTGGATATTAAACCATCTCATGGTCCTGGTTCAGTTGCTACTGGTGAAAGTATAACAGAAAAGAGTAAATTCTCTAGACTGTATACTACGGTTGAACAGAAGTACCCCTTTACGGAGTATTTTATGTTTAATCTCTCGCACGTGGCGGCTGATTATCAGCACCTTCAGGCCCTTGAAATCTCCGATACACCCACCGCTAAGGTGGTTCTTGTACCGAAGGACTCTAGAGGGCCTCGTCTTATATCTTGTGAACCATTGGAGATCCAATGGATTCAGCAAGGGCTCGGTCGAAAAATGGCGTCTCATCTCGAGAACCATAGGTTAACTCGTGGGCACGTGAATTTCACGGACCAACAGATTAATCGCGACTTGTCTCTTCTGGGTTCATCGGACTCGGAGCAATCCGAGCGATGGGTCACTCTGGACATGAAGGAAGCATCAGATAGAGTTAGTATGTCTCTTGTGAAAGAGATGTTCTCTCTCGTACCTGGTTTGTTGGAAGCGCTGATCGCAACGCGATCTACGCATACCATCCTTCCTGACTGTGACGAGCCTCTGCGATTGAACAAGTTTGCGCCGATGGGAAGCTGTTTATGCTTCCCTGTGGAGAGCTACTGTTTTTTTGCATTGATCGTCAGTGCGCTTGTAGTACAGAAATCTCTCCCCCGCCGTGAGGCGATAGAGAGAGTGTATGTCTACGGTGATGACATCATTATGCGTGAGGAAGACTACCTCATAGCATTGCAGACGCTTCCCAAGTTTGGACTTATGTTCAACCTGAAGAAGTGCTGTACCAAGGGATTCTTCAGAGAATCCTGTGGATGCGACGCCTATAGAGGCGTTGATGTTACTCCAGCCCGATTGCGGGCAGAGTGGTGTGATCACTACACTAGCAACCCCGAAGTCCTCTTATCATATACCGCGTTTTCGAACGCCATGTATGTGAGGGGATTCATGAGAGTAGTTAGTTACGTTCGCGAGCGTCTTGTGTACGTGTATGGTGAAATACCATATACGGATTCGCTAATTCGGATGGACAGTTTTAAGTCCGTTTGCCGAGTTAGCAGCAGTGACGCTAGCGGCGTAGCCTTCTACGCTAATCATGCTCCGCTAAAGGAGCTCAACCAGCATGCAAAAGTTCGCTACAATGCGGACCTGCAGAAACTGGAGTATAAGTCATACCGTGTGGGTACCCAAAAGGTGCCCGCCAAATATGACGGTTACTGTGAGCTCCTACGTCGCCATATGGATGGCCTCGGGAGAAGCAAGGGATTGTATGCGGTCCGGCACCGCAGTCGTCTGCAACGCCGGTGGGTAGATATAAATGCAAATTTATATCTTTAACCAACTGACTGGCCGAGCTACCGTCCCGTAGAGGGGCGGTGGCAAGGTTATTGTTAGTATCTATCCTCG